ACCTAATGCTTTTGATGCACTACTTGGCTCTTGATAAGATCCACGTTGATAAGCACTTGTACCAGTACCACCAGAGATTCCTCCCATTGGTGATCCAGCAAGTAATGCTTGACCAGTTTGTAATCTTTGCATTGGCTCGTTCGCAAGTTGCTGTGCTCCTTGGAACTGTCTTGACAGTGCTGCTTGTTGAGTTGCTTGACCTTGTTGACCAAGTTGATTCAACATATTGATTTGGTTGCCTAACATTCCTTGTCCTTGTTGTCCTAAACCTGCAATGCCTTGACCTATCTGACCAAACTGTTGTCCCATACCACTAGCTAATTGACCTAAACCACCTAGTTGTTGTCCACCTTGCATAATGTTAGAACCAAAACCACCTAGTGCTTGTCCTCTTTGTACTTGTTGTTGTCCTAGTCCAGCCATTTGACTACCTAGTGCGGCCTGCTGACCACCTATAGCTGCTTGTTGTCCGCCTAATCCTGACTGTAAACTTGCAAGTCCAGCTTGTCTGCCTTGTTGTGCTTCAAAGGATTGTCTTGCAGCATCTTGAGCTCTGCCAAATCCTTGACTTCTAAGAGCACCAACTGCTTCAGCTGCACCTCTACCTGTCTGTCTTGCTAATTCTTCTTGAGCTATCCTACCTCTTGATCCACCGAATGCACCAGCAGATACAGCTCTATCACGTAGCCCTATGTCTTGCTGTGCTGATTGTCTGTTTATATCTTCTAATGTTTGTTGTACTACTTGATCTTCGTATGGATCGTAAAACATTGAAGCACTGCTAGGATCAAACATTCTAGTAGCACCTATGCCGCTTTGTTCAGCTCTTTGTAATGCACCAACACCACCTGCAACAGTCTCAGCTCCTGTACCTATCATTCTTTCTGCTGCATCTGAGAATCTTCCAGCACCTCTTGCTAGATCAGATCCTTCTCTTTGAAATCCTATGCCTTCTTCAATACCAGCTTGAGCTCTTGGAACAAAACTCATAGCTTGATCTAGTGCATCTTCTTGTCTACCAAACAATCTACCAGCATCCTCTATGTATGGTTTAAAGTCACCTAATCCTTGTGATGCTTGACGTGCTTGTATTTGTAATGGTGTAAGACCTGCTGTTTGTTCTATAGGTATATCTCTAGCTCGAGATATTAGTCCTTCGTATTCACCAGGAGAGCCAAAGTAAGAAGCAAGAAGTCTTCTTGAGTAGTCCTCCATGTAAGGAGATATAAAAGAATAACCTGTTTCTGGAGTTGTTATTACATCTGCTGGTGGTGCTTGTTTAGTTTTGCTACTAAATATTCCCATTATCTGTATTTCCTCATCATTTGTTCGCCTTCTTTTTGTAGAGCATACATTTGACGTGCACCCTCTAGGCGTTGTTCGTATTCATCTTGTGGGTTAGCACCTGCTGCCACACCCATACCTCTAACTGCTTCAGCATTAACAACAAACTCACCATCACTTAACATGGCTGGTATCTTGTCGCCACGCTCTCCACCTGGGCCTGTAATTAATTCGCTTCTATCTACAAACTTACCATCAGCTGCATATAACTGACTTGTTATTCTTCTTGGCTGTAGATCATCTATGTAAGTAGCTTCTTTAGGAGGTGCTACTAATGGTGAGAAAGGTGTGCCTTTTATTTGTGAATAAAGTTTTGATACCTCACTAGGATAGAATCTGTAAGCATCTGGTGTTTCATCTCTAGCATCAATAGATATAGATGCTCCAGGAGTTTGTGAACCATAGCTACTACCACCTACTGCACCCATGCCTCCATAACCTTTTGCTAATCTATCTGCTGCTTGTTTAGCTTTTTGTTCTGCAATTTCTTCTTCTGTTGGTGGAACATAACCTCCTATTCCTCCTCTACCTATTCTTCCTCCTAAAACATTATCTATATAATCGTTAATGTCAAAGTCATCTATAAAATCAAATTCCCTATTATCAATTCCAAAGTCTATATCTCGCATAGCTCCTCTTCTCATATCTGGCATACCACCTCTTTGAAATCTTTGTATACCAACTTTTGATGCTTTTGTTCCTCCTATAGAATAACCTTGTGTCATCTCTGGAGTATCACCCATCATGCTTTCTATATCTCCTAAAGCACCTAAGCCTTGCATTATTTTATTTTTTCTGTCTTGTTTGGCTTCTTGTTTAGCTGTCTCTACTGACTCTTCTAAGTCATCTCTAGCATCATCTTCTACTGTTCTTGTGTTTTCCATATAATTATCGAAAGCAGATTTATCCATATTATAAGGATTGTCTTCATCGTATTCTACTGACAAGTCTGGATCAAACTTAAAATTTGGATCCATTATATTGTACGGATCTCCACCTATCATATCTCCTGATAATATTGATTCTAATCCTCTAGGATCCCCAGGTATATTGTCTGGTACATTTATGTTTGCAGAACCTATAGAAGAACCACGTGACATTGGCCCAGGTTGAGGCATCATGTTGCCAAGATTCATAAGAGTTGATGGATCAAAAGGCATTCCACCGCCTTCCATATATTGCATTGGCATACCACCATTCATATAACCTGGTACATCATAGCCAAACTTGTCTTCAACCAAAGAAGGATTCTTCTTTGCTAGTGCTTGTATCCCTTTATTACCTTCTGATATTTTCTTCATATTTAATTTGCAGTTATATTGATGGATATGTTTCCATTAGTCTTAACAGAAAGTGATCCTACTGATGCAGCCATCTCAAAGCCTTGTGAACTTCTTGGAGTATGTAACTGTATCCATTGATTGCCAGTATAAACCTGTAAAACATCAATAGATGTATTCCATATTACATCACCTGCGTTAAAAGCTAAAGTAGAAATTTGAGAATCATTAAACTGTGGAGTAGAGTTAGGATCGAATGTTCCTAGATTTAATTCAAGTATTCTTATTAATCTATTAAATACATCAGCATCAACATCACCAATAGCCTGCGGTAATCTAGTTGCAAGAAGCTTGGCCATTACCTTCTGCCGTCAGTTCTAACGTCAATCCTATTTGCTCCTAGTCTCCATTTAAAACCAGTTCTTGATCCTGTATCTGCGTCATCATCAGACTCAACTCTAAGAACAAGCTGTCTTCCTCTAGCACGCGTAAACGCTTGTTGAGTTGTGCTTTTTATAATACTTGTTGAGTTAGTTGTTAAACTGTCTCCAGGAAAGTTACGAGTTTTTAATAAAAAATTTATTTGTGCATCTGTGGGAGTTGTACCAAAGAACTTAACATCTGGGATAAGTCTTCCTATAAATGCTAATTGATTGCCTTCCTCTATATCTATATCACCAGATTCTATAAATACATTATCCATTGGTGAGCCATCATCATCATCAGTGCTTTCATGAATGTATAAATAGCCATCTCCATCGCTATCTTTACCTGTAGCTCTAGGCTTTTCAAATACTCCATCATCTATCCATGCTGTTCTTGATAGATTGCCTATGCTCCATACACCTTCTAGATAGTTATAAGTTACATACCTATCTATTTCATCAGAAGAAGAAGAACAATAGAACCAACCAACCTCATTAAATTCTCTGTTAGTAAAAGCTAATGTTTTAAATGATTGTGTGTTATTAAAATCATCTAATACATAATTTAATACGCTACATACTAGCCTTTTAACTGATCCTGAGTAGGTATAAAAACCATCTCTAGCCATCCAATAGACACCGTCTGGTGCGTTGATCATACCGTTAGGAGATATAAGTCCTACATTTTCGTTTACTAAATTTAATCCAAAAGTAAACGGAGCACCAATAAATTGCATACTATATAAAGAAGTATCAGTCCATATAAGTATTTCTTGTCTTGATCTTAAGCCACCAACTATCTGTGATCCAGATGAGAGTCTTAGTGATCCTGCTGTATTGGTAGCTGTTGGCTCCCAATTTGTAACGCTTTCTTGATCTGAAAATGCTATAAGTAAAGGATCTATAGAACCAGACCTAGAGCTACCAACAATAGGATCAGCACCCAAAACAATTACGTGTCTATCAATATCGCTTACTATGGTTTGCAAACCTTTTGTTGGTGCAAGATTAGCACCACTTAAAGTGTTAATAGCTACAGCTCTGTTATCTGTACCACTAGACTCATCCCAATAGTAAATACCACCAGCTCTAGGATTAAAGATAAGATCTTCTCCAAACGCATCGTGTGACCAAAGCCTTAACTGTCCTGTTTCTGATAAAGCAACAGAAGAACCCCATGTACTTGTACCCCATGTGCCTGCACCCCAACCTGTTGATGGCACATACACATCTAATCCTACGTTTATTTGATAGGCTGCATCAGCCCCTGAACCACCATTACCTGTATCACTTCCATTTGCTGTAGCTGTTGCTGTAAAGGTAAATGTATCTGCACTTGGTACAGAAGTTACTTGATACTCTTTATTTAAAACTGCTGCTGTAATGTTACCGCCAAGACTTACTGCACCACTAATAGTTACAAAATCATTTATTACAGCTCCATGTGCATCATCAGTTGCAGTTATAGTTGTACTACCGTTAGTAGCAGAAAAAACAATACCATTAGTAGTCGTGGCTCTAATAGGTGTTACGTCAAAATAATTTGTTCCAAGATTAACGTAATATTTAAAAGTTGTTCCTAGTCCTATATACTTTGTAGAGTCTAAATCAACCCATGCTAGGAGTGCTCTGCCTGTTCCTAAATAAGAATTAGTGGTTGCTTTTTCCCAACCACCTATTTTTTCTGGTAATCCTTTTCTAAATCTAACTAAATTACCATCAGACCAACCACCCTTATCCATAAGATCAGTCATCTCTTTGTTAATGCCTGGTGTGAATTGTAGTTTACTTAAAGGCATTCCTAGACCTCATGCCATTCTTTGCCTTCAAACAATAAGGCTTCTGCTTCTCTACGTCTAATAAGACCTTGTAAAACTTTTCCGCCTGCTTTGTTCCACCTCTTAATTTGTGATGGCACTTCTTCAAATTCTTTATTATTTAAAACTTTTAACATAGTAGAGGCTTTGAGATTAGATGGGCCTAGATTAAAAACCCAACTTACTAAAGCATCAAATTGGTTTTGATCAAGATCAACAGTAACGCTATCTTTTACATAACCTTCGTATTCGTTCATTTCATGTAAAAGTAATGCATCAGCTTCTTCTTGAGTAATGCTATCACCCTCTTTAACATCTTTGGTTGAGCCATATCCTATTGTTAAAACATTAGCTGCACAACGATAAGCTTCAAGCTCACAACCTTCAAACTTTTTAATTAAAGATAGTCCTTCTTGTGATATGTTCATGCTACTCCTTTTTGTCGCTGGTATTAGATGCTCCAAAATAGAACGAAATAATTGCACTTGCTAATCCTCCAAGATAACCAAGCACTAAATTAATAAGTGCTTCGCTGTTTTGTTCGGGTGGTTGAATAGTTACTAAAAATATGTAACCCA